ATGCGTCAGCAGCAGATGCAACGCTACACTAACGCTGCCATGCAGATGGCAAAGGGTGGTGTAGTAAAGATGCAGCAGGGTGGTATGCCTACTTATGTAAATCCTATAGCACCCACAAACCCTATGCTGAGTGCTGGTGCTGCTGTAATGTCGTATGGGTATAATCCTACAACTAATCAATATTCTATTTCTCCGGGTGGTGGAACAACATTTCCTCAAGGTTTTGAGTCTTCCATGTCGGCTGAAGACTTATATAGAAAATATCCTAATATACGTGGCGCTTTTGAGCAAGGCATTCCAAACTCTGGAAGTGCTAAAGCCAAAGAAGATGCTATGATGGGGCCAGTGCGCACACCAGAAGCTGCCAACACACCTGCTGCGCAGACACAAAGCACAGCTAAAAATGTACAGGAAGCAAGTGTACAGCGAATGTTTCAGCCGGGGCTACCACAGGGTGGTGTTACCGTAGCTGCTACAACGCCGTCTGAAGCGGGTCAGTACATTGATCCACGTGTAGGAACCGTAACTGGCACAACGGCTGTGCCTACAGGAATGGCTACAACTGCTGTAGCCGCACCCGTGCAAGATGATCAGGCTGCTCAAATGCAAGCCGCCACAGCCGCACCAGCCGTCGATGCAGCAGTACAAGCTACACAGGCAGCACAGGGTACTGTAGACCCCCGTGCGCAGGTCACAGCGGCCCAGCAAACGGCATCCAGTGTAGGCAATGTCACTGCCGCACAGGGTAATGCTATTCTTATAGACAACCCTGTACAAAGACAAATTCAACAAGGTGAACTTGTTACAGGTGCTGCTGACGCGCAAAAGGCTGCACAGTTTACGGAACAAATACAGGCTGCAGAAGCCACACCAACTACACAAGCTACAGTGCAGGGACAGCTTGCGCAGCTTACGGCTAACTTTGATGCAAAGAACCCACCGGCATGGGCGGCAGGAGCATTACGTAGTGCAAACGCACAGATGGTTGCACGTGGTCTTGGTGCATCTAGTATCGCAGGTCAAGCTATTGTACAAGCAACACTTGAATCTGCGCTTCCAATTGCTCAAGCTGACGCACAAACTATTGCACAGTTTGAAGCACAAAACCTTTCTAACCGGCAACAACGTGCCATGCTTGCTGCACAGCAACGTGCAGAGTTTATGGGCATGGAGTTTACGCAAGAGTTTCAGGCTCGTGTGCAAAACGCTGCTAAGATCAGCGATATTGCCAATCAAAATTTTACAGCAGAACAGCAGGTTCAGCTAGAAAATAGTAAGATAGCTAACACTGTAAATCTTAACAACTTGTCAAATAGACAAGCTGTAGTTATGGCAGAAGCCGCCGCTCTGGCGCAAATGGACGCATCTAATCTAAATAACCGTCAACAAGCTGCAGTGCAAAATGCAGAATCTTTTTTGCAGACAGACATGGCTAATCTTAGCAATAGACAACAGACGGAACTGTTCGGTTCTCAACAGCTTATACAATCTTTGTTTACAGATCAGGCTGCAGAAAATGCGGCACGTCAGTTTAACGCTACTTCACAGAATCAAGTAGATCAGTTCTTTGCTAATCTAGCTAATCAAGTGTCGCAGTTTAATGCCGCACAAGCAAATGCGCAATCACAGTTTAACGCAGGACAAGTTAATACAGTTGAAAGATTTAACGCAGAAATAAACAATCAACGTGATCAGTTTAACGCCCAGAATCAGCTTGTAATTGCACAAAACAATGCGCAATGGCGTAGGGCAATCGCCACAGCCGACACTGCTGCAGTCAACCGTGCAAATGAGTTGAACGCTAATGCAGTTCTAGACATTAGTAAAACTGCATACGACAATCTTTGGAATTATTATGCTGATACTATGGAATGGGCATGGAAATCTTCAGAGAGCGAACTAGAAAGAATAAACAACTTAGCGGTTGCACAACTTGATGCTGACGCACAGGAAGCTGTTGCCAAGCGGCAAGCAGCAACGGGTGCAGGTAAAGCTATTGGAAGTTTAATTGGTACACTTGGTAGTGCTGCCATTGGACAAGGGTGGTTTGACTAATGAGAACAGACTTCGTAAAACAGATACACTCTTATTATACAACTCTTAAACTTGCGCCAGAAGACCAGCCGCAAGAAAAGTTTAGTGGTCTGCTTGCGCCTAAAAAAATGATGGGACGTGAGACAGGCAAAGCTGATCCAAGATATGAGTCCCTGATCAAAGCAATGAGAATAACTCAGCAAATTCAAAGCAAAAGAGACGAAATAAATGGAAGAACTTGACGTAGCATTTAACAGACCTATTCCCGGCACTGCTATGACGCACGAAGTCGGCGCTCGTCCTTGGCAAAATCCATCACAGTTTTCTCGTGTGGAAGAGGCTGCAGAGGATTATTTGCAGCGCATGACCTCTCCAGAGTTTTCTAATCAGCTAGTTGATGTTATGCGCATGGGCATACCCTTGACTACACTTGCTAACACTATTCAATTGGCAGGTGTAATGGAGGGTAAACACAACATTGACGTTGGTATTCTTTTGCTTCCAGTGCTTGTCGAAGGTATGATGCTCATTGGTGATAGGGCCGGAGTAGAGTATACAACAGGGATGGAAGAAAAGAAACCAGATCGTACTAACAGCATGGTTGCACGAGCGTTGAACGAGGCATCAGAGCAACCACTTATGTCAGAAGAACCAGTAGAAGAAGAGCCTATGCCTGTGCCTATTGAGCCAGAGCCGCAGATGGGCCTCATGTCGAGGAGAATGCAATGACATTTTTTATGGGAATGGCCGAAGGCATATCTGAATCTCTTGACGTTGGCCTACGACAAAATTTAAAAGATGAAAAAACCCGATTGAACGCTATTATTGATAGGGGCGTTGCTACAAGTGATGCAGAAATTGCAGAGTACGAAAAAATATACCAAGAGAATAAAAAAGCTGTAGACCTTATGAAATCACAGCTAGATGGTAATATGGATCAGGTCATGTATTACGTAAGTAATTATGGCATTGAAGAAGCTGCAAATCTAGTTAAAAAAATGTATGATGGGCAAGTAGCAGGGGGCCGCAAAGCAACTGAATATATCACTGTTGCGAGAGCGGGAGATCAACCTGCGCCTACTGCTGATCATATTACGCGTCTTGCGTCGTATGAATTTGCTCCAAAAGGCATTTCGCCTACACTTGGTGCGGGGCTTGCACCTACAATGTCTATCTTTTCGGATGAAGATAGAGGACAGGCTTTTGTGCAACAAGGTATATCTGGTCAGATTAGAACGCCACGCTATAAAACAAACATTGATGATCTTCCAGACCCAGCAAAAGTTCTTATGGAATTTAAGCCATATAAACTAGGCACTTTGGCAGACCCGAAGGCAGAAGCGGAGCGTCTTGAGCGGATTGCTTTAAATAGACTGTCTGCTAAAAATGCAACGGAAGCAGATATACAAGAAGCATATGCAATTAAAGCCGACGCAACATTTGCACGTGCTATTGCACAGCTACAAGATAGTCGTAAGCCATTAACAAATTCAGAGATTGATAGAATCACTCAAGGATTTGCTGTATCTATTTCACAAACCAATGGTCTTGGTGGTACGTATGATGGACAAGGCAATTTTATTGATCCATCAGACAATGTTGAACTGTACAAAAGCATTATGGGCGTAGCTAGGCTTCTTGCCAGTGATGCAGCACAAGCTGCAATGGCGGGAATGTCTTATGCAGATGTAATGTTTACAGTTGAAACTGCCATTGCCAACAATAAACCATTAATTTATCAAGAGCGGAATCCTGAAGATGCGTTTAGCACTCCTAGACTGATAGTGGATATGCAGAGTAAAACGCCTCTGTTTACTGCCCCTGCTGGAGTAGCACAAGGAACTGGTACGGCTCCAAAACTTCCTAACCCAGCGATAAATAATCGTGTAGACCAACTTGTTGCAGAACACGGTGGCAATGCCACAGATTCTAGAAAGCAAGAAATTCTTTCTGAACTTGCCATTCTTCTTGGTGGTATGGCAGAGGCTAAAAAACGTCTAGGTATATAATAAATGTTCTATAATGAATCTGAAACAATCGACAAAGAAAGTCTTGTTTCTGATCAGGACTTTTTGCTGGACGCATCTACGTTTCTTGCGGCCCGTGAAGGTTATGATGCAGAGGACTTGCAAGACCCTGAAGATGTCTATGACGCCTTCATGGAACACTTTCGGTATCAAAATGTAAACGAGGTAACTGCACTTCGTGATCTCGCTTATGCTCAAAGCACAGATGATTTAGGGCGTGAGCGCATGGGCCGTCTCATGTCGGCTTTTGACAAGATGGATTCAGACTTAGGTCTAGCTGCTGCTGGCGATTATCTTGGCGGTGTATTTACTGCACCGTCAACATACGCTGGCCTTTTTTCTTTTGGGGCAGGAAAAGCTGGTGCTGTTGCCGCTAATCAGGGAATCAAGTTTGGTATAAGACAAGCATTAGCACCGTCACTGAAAAGAGCAGGATTGCAAACGGCACTCATTGATGCACCAGCTACTGCGGCCACTGTTGCTGCACAAGAAAAAATCCGTGTAGATACAGATCAACAAAAAGAAATGGACCTTGGCAATATTGGTTTGTCAACTGCATTGGCTACCGTGCCTAGCTTTGGTCTTTCTGCCGCAGCCGGTGTAAAGCGGGAGTTGAGTGCTTTTGGTGGCGAGAAAATCCTGCTAGAAACTAAAAAAATGTCAAAGAAAGCCCACGAAGAGGCATTTGGCGTATACTCAAAAGAGGTATTAGATTCGGATACTGCCGCTGGAAAAATAGCAAGAGACTTTCAAAAGGATTTAAACAAGAAATCTCTATCAGAGACTATACCAGAAGACCTAGCTAAAGGAAAAAAATTACGAGAAGAGAGGATAGCAAAAGGTCAAATACCCGCAGGACTTGACGAAACAATAATTGCAAACATTTCTGCTGCTGGTGCTAGGGTATACAGCATGATACCACCACGCCTCATAGAAGAGGGTGCTGATGCTGGTAAGCGTTTGGCTAAAGGCAGTAAAGAAGATTTAGAAGAACGCTTCACATCTCGCATTGAGCGTGGGTTGCTTGGTGGTGAACTGAAGACTGAAGAGTTTGCCCGTGTTCTTAAAGAACATAATGTCACGATAGAACAGCTTGGTTATCTATACGCAGAAGAAGTGTCTCGTGCTGGTAGAATACTTGGTTCGCAGGGACGCATATCAAAAGAAGCATCTAAACAAATGCTCAAAACCATGCATGAACTTGATGCAAAGCTACTTGACATGGGCAGCTTCACATCAACTGCCAAACGTAGACTAAATGAAGAAACTGGTGTAGACATTCTAGGTGTAGTCGGGAAGGGCGTAAGACATCTAGACAAAGCTAGGATTGGTCTTATGACAATTCAGTTTGCTACAACGGCACGTAACACGACTAATGGTTATATGCGTAATTATGTCTACGGTCTAGACAATTTGGGTGCTGGCGTTGCTCGTGTTGTTGCTGGCGGTGCAAAGTTATCAACAGTGGGTATTTTTGACACTGTTGCCAGAGAAGAAGCGGGTAGGGCTGTCAGGGCAGGTGTAGCGCAATTGCGCACAGGCACACAGTCAATGATGATGAAAGACCTGTGGTTAAACACTACTAGTGTTACCACAGATGCTGCCGTGCGACTTTTAAAAGACACAGAACTTGGAAACAATGCTGTAGCAAAAGAACTATTTAAAGAAATGGGAGACATTGGCAGCTTTACAGACGCAGATGGTGGTCTTGTAGCTGCGGCTCGTTGGCTCAACGGCTTGAACACAATGAGTGATAATATGTTCAAACGTGCTATTTTTAGCCGCGAATTGGACAGACTTATCTTTACACAAACAGGTGAATCCCTAGAGACTGTGTTGAAAGAAGGTAAGTTCCCGCTAATAGACAATAAGATAATTGCAGAAGCGGCAAACGAAGCCCTTGAATTTACTTATCAAACTGGTAGGTTTAAAGGCAGAGAGGGTGTCGCCAACGATGTATTTGACACAGTAATTAAAGTGTTTAGCACTCCGGGCTTGTCGGCAGCAGTTCCGTTTCCTCGTTACCTTGTAAATCAACTTAGATTTTGGTACGAACACATGCCCGTGTTAGGCATGATAAATATGGGCGGCATTTTAAATAAACCCGGCAAGAAAGGAACATACAATAAGCTAAAACTTGATGCCGATAGTTTTGGAAAACAGATTACTGGCGGCGCAACGCTGTTTGCTTTCTTACAAATGAGGGCAAATCTAGGTGATGAATCTACGGGTGCGTTTGAATATAATTACCCAGAGCCAGATCAAGGGTATTTTGCGCAAGTTACTGGCGTAGGCGGCACAGGTTTCTTTGATGCTCGTGCTTCGCTTGGTCCGTTTGCAATGTTTGCTGCCGTAGCAGATGTTCTATACCGCATGATGCCACATCTTGATGAAGAAACATATATGTTCACTCCACAAAATCCAGAAGTTGCCAAAGGTATTGGCGCTTCCACAAGAGATTTAGTATATGCTTTGACAGGTGGACTAGGACGGGCTGGTACAGGTGCAAACATTATTGATGCTGGTGTTGATATCGCCATCAATGGACTTGACTCTGGCGACACAATGGAAAATATTATGGAAAACTTTGTGGAGTTTGCAGGTGATTTGGTAAACTCAACAACTGTGGGTGCTGGCGTCATAAAAGATATGGTTGCCACAGTCGATCCTGATTTTAGAAAAGTTCCAGATAACACAGATGTTAGCCTGATGGGATACTTTATGAAACAGGCGACACGTTCTTTCCCACAAACGTATGATAAAAACCTTGACGGTTTGTACACTCCCTTTGGTTACTACACAGGTTTAGGTCCAGAGCGGGAGGGGTATACGCAGATACCTACGAGAAGCACGGGCATTGATGTTGTTAATCCCATATTGAAGCAGCTTACAGGCTTGACAGAGCAACAAGAGCGAACCGCTGTTGAGAGAGAACTTAGTCGTCTTCGGTTTGACTTTGTTGAAATAACACCGAAAAGAATTAAGATGGACAAGCCTTTTACAAACGAAGCAAGAGGAATAATGGGAAAATATGTAGAGCGAGAGATTGCCTCTTACATACAGTCTGATACGTATCTTAATAGTGGAATGTCTGATGTTGAAAAGCGCATTGCACTTGACAACAGGTTGTCTGAGTTTCAGACAAAAGCTAGGGCCATAGTATTAGACCCCAACAGAGCGACATCAGATGAAGAAGTGAACCGTATTCATCGTGCCATGTTCTATAACCTAAGTAAAGATGATAGACAAATACTCAATCATAGATACAGGGACATACTGCGCAAGCAAGGATGGACTGCGGATACCTCTGAAGAAATAACAGGAGATTTGGCAGACGATGGTGCTTTTGTAAGGGCATTTGCTATCTTGGAAGATATGAGAAGCACTGAACCAGACATCCACGCTCGTTTTGAGAGAGATTATGATTATGTGAAATCTTCTCTAGGTAGGAAAATGTCACTACCATTCTTCAAATAAAAAAGGGGGGCTTAATTGCCCCCTTTTCTTTATCGGTTGTCGCCAGAGCCAGATAACGCTCCTCGTTTTTTTCTATCCGCTAACTTTTCTAGATTCTTATCCATGATGTGTCCAAGGTTCATCTCCAGTTCTTCAGCCAGCACGGCACAGTACCACAACACATCACCAATCTCGTATCCAATCTCAATACGCTTGGCAAGGTATTCGTCCTTGGCTGCACCGTCCCGAATAAACTTCTTCACTTTATTGGCAATCTCACCCGACTCACCTGTCAGACCAAGGGTAAGATACTCCATAGCCTGTTTCTTCGGGAAAATTGCTGTCTCACATGCACGAGACTGATACTCTGCTGCGGTAATACTACTCAATTGTCTCTCCTTCATCCACTGTTTAGCCTCTAGTTCCAAGTCCATTTAGTTTCTCCAAATTCTCAAAGTACGCAGTATTCCAACCTCTTTGCCATTCACGGCGTCCAGTTGCGTTTTTCTTGCTTATTGGATTTGCAGCTTGATGGAAAAACTTTCCCCGTAGAACCACACTACTAAATGCTGCGTAACCATCTTCAAAGTTTTTGAGCAGCTTCTCGTTGACGACAGGTTGTTTCATTTTAGTCTCCTTCAGGCCAGTTTTTGAGGATTGCAAGTCTATCTTCATGCAAAGCCATTTTATCCAACTCACTTTGCATTGCCTCCATAATATCAGAGTGTTCTCCAATACCTGCTGGATTTTTAAGATATGTTTCAATATTCATCATATGAAGATGAATGTTAGACTGGGCATGATTTTTTAGCACATTAATCATTTTTGTTCTCATTCTCTTTCTCCTTTCGTTTTTTCATCCACTCTTCGTAACAAGGGTGGTGACGTGGAGGATTGTATTGAATCCACCCATCACCTTGCTTCCACACTAACTTATTTTTGTTCATGTGTCAACTCCTTTCTCTGCCTAAATCTATGCTTGAAGAATACGACCACGTTTATTGCAGTGTTAACAGTGATGGCAAACAAAAGCCACCACTGCCACCAGTTAGGCATGTCAGAACCTTCAATCATGCTGCGTTCAAATCAACCACTTCACAGGCATCTGCGGTACAAGCTAACTCACGACCACCAGAAGTGGTGTCCTCTTTTTCATAGTCTTGTAGCCATGTCCAATCTATGGACTTTGGCATTTTATTCAGCATTTCACCGTACTCTTCTACTGTACAATCTTGATAAGGTGCCTGTTTATACGTATGCTCACTGAAGGGTAAGAAGCTAATGCCAGACACTTCATCAAAGTGTTCGTACACCCACGATCCTACCTCCATCCATTCATGCTCTTTCACAGAGATAGTGACAGACGGCTTGTGTTCACACCAGTGACGCTGATACATCAGCCACAGTTCAAGCTGCTCAATAGCAGACATGTCGAACCGGGTTACTGCACCGTGAGGTGATTTCATTGGGAAGCTGAACACTGTCGTGCTATCAGGCTTCATTACATCAGGCTCAGATGGCACACCGGCACTGATCATAAATTGCGTCAGCGGGTCTTTGTTGTCGCCACGTACTGTACGAACGTAGTACGGATTGTGACGAGCGTGGATGCCAGAGGCACTGTCTACAAGCTGTGAGACTGTACCAGACGGCTTGACACATGTAATCGCTGCTGACTGTGGGATACCAAGCTGTTCTGCCATAACGGCATTAGTGGTAATGGCCTGTTCCTTTAGTGCATTTAGCGTAGCGCCAATGTTCATACCAAGATGTGCAGATTTACCCGACATCATGGCGTTGTCCATGATACCTGTCAGTGATACACCCAACAGCCTTTCTTCTTCTGTATTCTTTTTCCACACGTTACGAAGATACTTGAAATCTGTTAGCGTAGATTGGAACGTACCAAGAATTGTAGCCAGACGAACCTTCTCAGTAAGTGTTTGTTGCGTGTCTGACGCACGAACAACAACCTCTGAAAGATTACAGAACTGATACGGGCGCAATATAATTTCACTGCATGGATTACAGCCAAAGTCTTGATCTGCATCACGGCGTCCATTTTTAGCAGCTTGTTCTTTTGCTGCTTTGCGGTTGAAGATACCACGCTCACCAGACTTGCTTTCATACAAGGATACCCACTCACGCATGAATGTACCCATCTCCGGCTTGCCTTTGTAGGCAACGCTGTTGTTTGCAAGCGCACGTTGCCCTTCACCTTCCCACCACTGACCTGACTTAGCATGACGCATTTGGTCATCGTTCAGGTTAGATAGACTGATGAGTGCGCTTCGCCTAACACCCCCAACGACGACAACCTCACCAATCTTGCACATCAAATCGTGGCATTCAATGGGAAACAGCCCACGGCCTGATGCCTTCTTAAACATATCAACTGTAAACTGAAACAGTTCCTCAAGTGGGGCTGGGCCACTCGCACGACCACCGAAGGTCTTGAGACGTGCGCCAGCAGGACGAACCTCTGACGTGTCCCATTGTGGTACTTGCCCTGCGTACAAAAGCGAGATTAGTTCTCGCAGGGATTTGGCCCAGCCCGGACGTGAGTCGCCAACCTTGATGACAGTATCGGTGTCATGCATGTCTTCGTTGACGACAGGCAGCTTCTCTGTGTGGTGACGCTCCACAGAAAAGCCTACACCAGTGCCACACATGAGGATATACATTGTCTCGTCAAAGGCACGAGGACTATCCACTGGTACATAGGAGCAATTGTAACCACCAACATGGCATCTATCCAGTGCGGGACCGGCAGTCATCAACGCTCTCATGCTTGGCATGATGTCTTGGTTAAGCACAGCTTCTTCAAGTTCTGCGCGTAGTTCGTCTGACAGGGCATAGTTATGCTTCTGTCCAAGGTGTTTTTCCATATAATCAAAGTATCGCTCGACTGTTTCACTCCAAGTCTCACGACGCTGTTCATCATCTTTCCAACGGGCATACCGGGAAAGAGCAATAAAATTTTGATAGTCTGTTGGCAAGTAATTGTTCATATCGTCACTCCGTGATTGTTTTCATATGCCGTATGTCAGCACCGTCAATATCATAAAAGTATTCACGTATGCTGTCTTCTATTTCTGTGCCAACATCCTCGTCAGCAGGTACAGGATATTCTTCGGGATCAATATCTATTGTAAGATATACCTTAACTTTCATCGTAGCAGCCTTCTACTTCCTCTATCAGTTTTCCCAAATACCACTGTGCTTTCTTCAGGTCTTCTGTTCCATTCTTATAGCGGTAACGCCATAGATACTTTATAATGTTGCCTTGCAGGTAATACTCGTAACCTTCCTCTGTGGCTGCACGAATAGCATCAATGCACTCTATACCCGCTTTATTGTAGTGCGGAGGGTTGTTCACCATGTCTGCTTTTTTAGCAGCCTCTTTCATAAACTGTTCATGTCGCATTATGCATTACCTTTCGTTCTACTCTTGAAGTTTAACTTTACTATATTGCTTTCTGTATACTCTATCTCTGGCTCAAAGTCAATGTTTAGATCATCTTCGTCTGGCTCTTCAATAAACTTTTCTATTTCTTTTATCATATGGGGATTCTTTTCCATATAGGCCACAGAGCAAGCAACAATATCGCTTAGATGTTTCATATGTAAATAACTTTCGCGTTCAAGAGGATTGTGTTCATCTGTAATGATGCTGACTTCCAACTCGCCCGTCCATACAAAATCTTCATCAACCATTGGCTTCAGTTGTATACAAAATGATTTTGGATCAATTCTTTTACTAATCTTCATGGTTATCTCCTTTTTACTTTGGTTCCACTAAACTTTATAAACTTTGGATGTTTATTCTTTCCTTTTTCTTTTAACCAATCTTCTGGAATGATCCTATCATAATACAGGAAGTTGTACTTTATACACCATTCTCCGTAAGTAGACTTTGCTCCTTTTCGCAGCTTGCGTCTGCTGTTTTCAAACACAAACCTTATGTCAAGGTTCGGATGCTGTTTCTTGATAGCGAGATGTTTTCTCCTGTCGGCCGCTGTAAACATGCCTTTTGTTTCTATTATGATTCCGTTGTACAGCACGAAGTCAGGTGTGTACGTTCTATATGCAAGGTCTTCCCATTCAATCTTTAACTTCTCATATACATATTGTATTTTGAGTTCGTCAAGATATACGGACAGCTTATGCTCTAGTCCGCTACGATACCCGTACTTACGTGCTGCACGAAAGGCTTTGTAGTTAGGCAATGCTACCTACACTACGCCACGAGATGAACGGCGACTGATATCCAAGAGACTGCATCTCTTCGCGGATTAATGCGTCCGCTTCTTTACGAGCCTCAATAGCCGCACGAAGTCCCGCAGTTTTGCGCTCACGATATTCCTTACGTAAGTCGCTAAGTTTCTGTTCAGTAATTTTGATCTCTTCTGCGAGAGCCTCAAGTTCAAGTTTTTCATCCATTCTTATACTCCTCTAATAGTTCTACATACTGCACAAGTTTAGGGTATTGTGCCTTTGATTTTACCTGTGGCGCTTCAATTAGATTAGGCCAGCAAGCATTTTTAAAATCACAGAACGTGCAGTTTTTATTCAAAACTAAATTACCCGTAGGCTTTTTATAAAAAAACTCTTCTTCGGGTTCAAAGCAACGCTTAAACTCGTTTGCTTGCACAGTCTGTGCAGTTTCTTCAATGTGGTTTACCTCCTTGTCAATGTCAATACCCGTAGCAGGAACATATTTAAATTTTCCGTTAGATTTGTTTACTACCCACCAACCACCAGCACGTTTACCTGATGCTTTAGCGTAGCCAGCGAGTTGTCCAATATAGCCAAAACCATCACCGTTAGATAAGGTTTCGTAAGAGTCAAATTTATGACGATACGACCAGTCAGATGCAGACTTAACATCGTCAACGGCATCATCAATGACAAGATCATACGTTCCGTTAATCTCTGTTCCATCTGACAGAGTAAGCGTGACATTATCTGAATCATCATACTCTACTCCTGCTTCTGTGAGTATACCCTTGAAGACAGCTTCAACGATGTCTCCAAGCATCATGTTCATTACAAAGTTACCAGCTTTAGGTTGCGCTGCCTCTGGCTTGTTCTTTTCAAACCATAGCTGACAGGTAGGTCTGCCAACATTAGACATACGCAACTTAAAGTCTTTTGGATTCCTCTCGCCAAACTGACGAGCAAGTGCATCAATGATATCTGCGGCAACTCTGTCCATAGTTTCTTTTGACATGGACGACTTACCTTTTGCGGCATCATTCATGTACTTATGTAGTGCCAGTTCAGCGGGATGGTTCATTATGCTACCTCACTTTCTATTTCAATAAAGTCCTCGACAAGTTCTGCTTCGTCTTCTGAAATAGCGTTAACGCTTTCCTCTTGACGTTGTGTGGCTTTCTCGTCCCACTCTTTACATATGTAGTCATTAAAGTTCTTCACCCACTCCAAGAAACTAACAAGAAGTTCTTCGTCCTCTGGTTTGATTTCATGGGTTACAGAAGTATCTGCCTTACACTTTGGCGTGAAGAAACTGCTGCCATTAGGAAGATCATTCTTTACATTCTCAAAGAATAGAATGTTATGCATTAGCGGTAGCCTTTCCTGCCGTGCAAATACACCAAACTGATCACCCACAGTCTTGTAAGCATCCTTGTTATCAATCTCCCAGATAAATGGAGTTGATACTTCAGACATTTCATTTCCGTTGGCATCCACTGGATTGTCCAGCGTTACCACGCCAAACACTACACGCACACGCTTAATCTGTCGGATCAAGTCCTGCATATCTGTTGGCAGTGCTTTGAAGTCTTCAATGTACCCAGATGGTTTGCCACAGTTAAACCTACCTGTATTGTCTTTCAGGTCAATGTTTAGTGTGTCTGACATGATCGTGCGATGGAAGCTACCCTTTGGCTCATTTGGCTTTGGGTTTTTATTCGCTATGTACCTACGATACATAAACCTCTGCATGAAAGGCCGCATAGTAATGGTCTTGCTATATGCAAATTGGGATGTGTCTCCGTCAATAATTTCAAGACGGAACATGCCACCCTCAATGGTTTCTACATTAGTCAGCCTACCATTAACCTCTGCTTGCCCCATAACTGGTTGATGCCAAATGCGCAGACGATTGAGGGTGTTAGTCTTTTTATTAGACTTACCATCATCGACGATGCCCATCATCTTTGCCATTGCAGCGTAATTACCAGTATTAATAGTCGTTAGTTCACTCATGTATTACTCCTTTCTCAGTCAAGAGCCGTAGTTATATCACGCTACGTCCTTTGTGTCAAGCCAATTCGGACCTATTTTTGCTTCTAAAAGCATAGGAACATTTAGATTGACCCTAAAAGAGTTGTTTATCAACTCTGTAAGATTGTTATTGATATCATTGATGTGCCACAATACTTGTGCCTCTTCATCAGGATGTATATCAATGACAACCGAATCATGCACAGTGTTTACAATACAGCTATACATATCGGATAGTCTCTTTTCTATTTCAATAAGAACAACGGGAACAATGTCTGCCGTGGCAAATCCCTGCACGGGATAATTCTTTATCTGCGTAAAATAAGAAACAGTGCCGTTCATCTTACGCACAACATTTGGAAATGAATACTGACGACCTGACGGCGTAGTAATCATCTTAGTTGTCAAAGCCTCTTTAGCCAGTCGGGAATGCCAATCTGCGATGCCTTTATATTTCTTTGTGAAGTGTGTGTAGTATTCTGCCTCCGCTTTTGTTCTTCCATAGCCTGTCGCTCCATATAACGGCGCGAAAGTATGCGCCTTCGCAGTCTGTCTGTCCGTAGGCTGACCAGCATCGGTAATAACTTTAGCGGTGTAACTGTGTACATCAAATCCAGTAGAAACTTCTTCAATTGCAACTCCATCTTGTGATAGGAAAGCAGCGGCACGGAACTCCAACTGTGCAAAGTCAGCTTCCATAATCTTGCCACCTTCCCACCGTGATACGAACACTTTCTTTACAGGGAAGGTTCCACCACGTGGCATGTTCTGCATATTTGGATCGGCACCAGAGAAGCGACCAGTGGCTGTGCGGTGCTGTAATAGACGGACATGCAGTTTACCGTCATCTTTAATGTGTGTTTTTATTCCTTCTACAAAAGACGATAGATACGTATCTAGCGCACTCAAACGCTTTACCTTGCTCAAGAATAGAATTGCATCGTGCATGTCATTCTGACGAGCAAAACTTTCAAGTATATCTAAGTTACCTTTGCTAGTAGTGAAGCCATTAGCACTGACCCACTTTGCATCTGGTGCAGTGAACCGCAGACCAGCAATACGATCCGATTCTATAAATACATAACCAAATCCATCACAGTCTTTACAACTGTTAGGCCGTGCGTACTTGTTGCCATCTTTCTTTATGCGAAAGACCTGACCCTTTCCTTTACATACTGTACACTGTCGTGGCTCTTTACGATAAACAACCTCACTGTTTTCTTTCATAACAGATTTATATTCTTGCTTGGACATGTATGGATCAAAGTTGTTTTGCCACATTGCTTTGTCAATAGGCTTACGACTATAGATAACTTGAGACAGTTGCTCTGGACTATTTAAGTTAACGTGACGATGCCCCATCAGATGCTGCACCATACGCTTTAGTTCTCCATTGAGTTTGCGTTTTTCAGATTCAAATTCCTCACGAACCTCATTCAAAACTGTTTCATCAACCTCAAACCCACGCTGGTAAATCTTAGCCAGCACGACAGCAACTTGATTGGACAGTACAACAGTATCCATCAGACCTGCATACTCTTTGCTCAGTAGCTTTGCATACTGCCTGTCAGACAACTCTTGTGTCGCATGAAGGTCAGCCACAAGATACTCCGTCAGTTCATTGTACGGTATGTCTCTGGTGCTTACACCCTGTTTGAAATATTCTTTAAGCGTGTCCTGCTTCTGCCAACTTAGTTCATAGCGTTGCGCACATGCATCAAGAGACAGTGGTTCTTTCTGTCCACGCTGCATAACATACTCTGCCAGCATTGTGTCAAACACAGGGCCATCATACTTGAAACCAGACTCCCACAGCCACACAAGATCGTGAGGGGCATTGTGGCATATCAAAATGGTAGCTTCATCCAGCATCATCTGTACACGCTCGTAGTAGTCTTCCTGATTGGGACGGTCAGCGTGGTCAAATGGGAACGTCAGGCACTGGCCTTGGTCTGTTAGCATACCAACCATTACAAGTGAGTTAGTAGGCTCAAACGGATCAAGGTGCATCTTACCGTCCCGGTGTGTCACCGTATTTTCTACATCAAGTGTTAATTTCATTTCTGTCTCTCTATCTTGTAAATCCTAAAACCAAATGCGTCACAATATTTTTTTATGCTACTAAAATTCGGTTTTGTTTTCCTGTCTTCGTAGTATATATTCTTTTTAAGATATGCTAGTATCTCTTTTTTTGTACCCATCTTTGTGTATGATGTGGATGTTTTTATGTAGTCACCAAACCCATCATAGTCAAAGCATTCTTCATCATAGTCTTGTGCTAGAATGTATTTCATTATCTCTCTCCTCATGTTGTTGTAGATATAACACAGCCCGTCTCACTCTGTCAAGCGAATCTTTAAACGCACCAAGGCCCGTGTTACAGTGATGGCAAACCCAACCGCGAAATGTTTCTGTTTTGTGGCAGTGATCAAGAACCCAATTTTGCAATCTTCGTTGTCCCTTTCTAGCTATCTCTTCCATTTTCCTGTCGCATATAGGGCAAGCATAATTTTCATCGGGATATGGGTTTTCCTGTTTTAATCGTTTAACCAACTGTGCTTGGTTACGGCTACACGTTCTACATTTTCTTTTGATCTCTCCTGATTCCATGTGTTGAAACTGACTGATGGGCTGTAGTTCACCACAATTATTACACTCCAACCCCTCAACGATATCCTCTTTTGAGAATGTAAAGAGTTCGCCCTGCATTATACCATATACCTTCCTGTACGATAGTCTAACTCACAATGGACAACGCCATGCCAGCCACTTAACTTATTCTTGACTATGTTAAGGTGACGCTGCAAGTCCTCTGCGTTTGGATCGTCGTCTTGCTTTGCTGGGTTCTTTGCAATCAGAATCATCAGGTCAGCCTCTGCTGCCTTGCCTGTGCGTGACCCTTCCATCATAGCTTGGTTAAGAATAACTTTACCCTCTGCCTCTGCTGATAGCTGGGACATATAAAACACGGCACAGTCATACTGCTTTGCAATCATACGTGCATGGATTGCATTGGCCTTGAGTGCTTCGTCAGGACGAGCGAACCCACCCTGTCTGGCAAACTTATCCCCCATGTCTAACAGGATGACATCTGGCTTGTATGTCTTACAGACGGACTCAACCCATGACATGTCTCGACCTGTAGCATCTTTGATCTTGATGCGTTCTTTAATGGGCTGATACAGATCACGTGCCTTGCTAGGATTCTTTTTTATCTCACGCATGGTCATGCCTGTAGCAGCCGTTAGGTATCGTGCGCCTACACGGTGACTGCCTTCCTCATTACACAGGATGATACAGTTTGCACCCTGCGCTGCCATGCCATTGGGACTAGCAATCAGGCTGGCATGAAACGATGTTTTACCCGTATTGGGTCTGGCACCTATCTCAATCAAGTGACCAGCATTGACGCCCTCTACATGCCCAGCAAGCGTGGGAATATTAAACGTCCAACGTGCTTCAAGATCATTCTTAGCAAGAAGTGTATCAATATCCATATCATCCCACTCCACATTCATGTCAGGTAGGAAGTCATCATTGTATTGCTCTAGAAGACGCCTCAGAGACTCCAGACTGCCCTGATCACCGTTTACGTACTCAAACCCCAACTCAGCGATGTCGGTGCCTACAACCTGCTGAAACAGCTTTGACAGCACTTCTTGTGCCACATCACTACCCATCGGGGTTTCTTTTTTGATCTGCCCAAACAAGCCACCAAACGCCATCTTCTGTGACGGTGTGAGTGTGGGATTACTTGAAAGAAACAATGCCTCCACTTCTTCTGGTGTAACAGACCTGCTGTAACGATCCATGCAGACATCAATAGTCTTCTTGATCTTTCTGTTTTCTGCGTTGAAGAGTCTATCAGGACACTTTGCTCCACGGTGATTGTCGTAGAACTCCTTGTCCATCAGGCTCCTAATTATTGATAATTCCATTTAGCTTCTCCATATCTGTCGGGTTACGATACTTGAGATCATAGTCCAAACGTAGAACTTTTACATTTTGTACATATCCACGCAACTCCTTTGCGTATTGCAAAGTCTTTGGCAGGGCATCGGGGTCTAGTGCCATAACGGCAGTTGAGAACTGTGCAAGATATCCCTTATGCGATTCAGATAATGATGTACCTAATATCGCAACCCCGACAAAGGATTTGCATTCACCAACAACGACTGCACTCACACAGTCCTCAACAACCACGGCGACATTACCACAACCGTGTGTAAAAGGCAACCCACTATTTCCGTACCTTTTCCATTTAGGTAGTCTTCGCCCAAGTGAACGCCCTACCGCATCCACAGGAACGTGATTGTCATAACAAACAAACACAGCACGATGATCCTTTACATCGTACATGAGATGGTCTTCATCAAACCCCCACTGATCTGCAAACTCCACAACATCCCTACGGTCATCGTGAGGAACAATATATTCAGGAAGTACAAAAGGATCAGGCTCTGCCCTGACACTTTTCATCCTACGTATATCATCTACACTTAGCTTGACACGTACAGAACCACCAACGCTACAAGATGCCTTGTAACAATTCCACAACAGTGACCCCATGTTATTTGTAGCTGTAAATGTTTTGTACGACTTACAGACAGGACAATTAAGCCTACGAGATTCACCTGATGGTATGTCTAAGTCTTCTACAAAATATCTAATATCCATGTTATCACCTATTATATATGTTTATATATAGTCCGTTGGGCAATGACGATATTCATCTACCATGATTTTGCCTAGCCGTCAAGGCTAAATCTGCACTGGCAAGTGTATTTTTCATGTACGGTTTCACACTTTGTGGATTAGCATGTCCTGTAACCGACATAATATTGCCCATAGACACACCTGCTTCTACCATTTCTGTTGTGCCAGTGCGCCGCAGGTCAGATAGTCGCAGTTCTTTTGGCAGTTCTGCGCTGTCCATGACACGTCTAGCCATACGTGGAAGATGCTGCAAGCTGTAAGGATAGTAGTTGCCGTTCTTTGGTTTGATTGAAGGGGCAACATAGGGTTGAAACCCAAAATCTTCCTGCTGCTG